TCCAGAAGTTTTGTTATGAGATTTAGTGAGAGCGGATTTGGAGTCATTAACATATTTAATAAAAGCGTGTTGATCAGAAGAGGATAATTGGGATTCAGATTCTGTTATATCATAAGAAACATTTTTGGAATTAGAAGATGGGATTTCTTTAACAGTAAAATCGTGTAATTTATTACCACCAGAAAGAGTAAATTTGAAAACTAGAGCAGGACCATGAAAACATTTTTTATCAGATAATTCTTTATAAAATAAATTAGCGGATTCAAGAGCAGAAGAAGAATTAAATTCAGTTTTAACAGAACCAATAATTAAAGGATTTACAACTTTATAAGTATTCATATAATTATATAGAAGAAAAAAATGAAATAAATAATTAATAAATATAATATAAAGATGAATTATAATAAATTATATATGAATACTCCGTATATAGTATTTGCACAATTAACTAATTGTGGAACATTCAAACAAATAATAGAAACATTAAAAGATCAAATTATAAGAGTTCCATTTGAATTTGTGAAACCAATAGAAGAAGATACTGATGATTTTGATAAACAAGGAGGNATTAAAATATATGCAGTTAATAATGATAAAACAGTAATAATATGTACAAAATTAATGGCATCAGATATGAAACAATATTATGTTGAACAAATGGTAAATATTATGTTTGATATACTACCAGTATATAAATTTATAAAAACATTAGCAAAAACAAATGTATTATCAATATATATAACAAAAAATAAGACAGATAAAATAGTATTTGATGCTGGATATACTAAACATGAACAGAATATATTAAATCAAAAAAATAAACCAAAAATACCAGAAGAATTAAAATTTGATATTGANGTAATTATTAAAGCAAAGAAATTAAAAGAAACATGTAGTCGTATAAATAATTATGGGGAAGTTGTAGAAATAACATGTACAAAAAATGATTTAAAATTTAAATATGTGGATCATGATACAACAAATGGAGTAGATATATATTCGGTAAATTCGGAATATGAGGATTATAATGCGACAATAAATTTTGGAGAAAATGTACCATCTACAATGATATATCAAGGACATTTTAATGTTAATAATTTAATGATATTTGGTAAATGTTATACATTATGTGAAGATGTTAGAATAGCATTACGAAATAATTATTTGATGTTTATATCATCAACAATTGGGACATTGGGAGTTATATTAATAGGAATAACACCGCATGATAATAAACAATATGATCAATCAACAGAATTATTTGGAAGTAAACAAATACAAATGATTGAAAAATAAGTATATTTATTTACAATTTTCATAATTAATTAATTCAAAAAGAGGTATTTGAAAGAATAGATACCAACACATTATAACGATAATAATAAATAAAGAACGTTGGATAATATCACAAAAACTAACAGTATGATTTTTATCAAATAAAACTGATAAAATTGCAAGACTAACAATAAAATAAGTATATCTTATAGCATCTACAGTCATATTTAATTTATCACAATAAGAAATAGATTTATTATTCATAATATAATATGTTTAAAATAAAATATTTTTTTAAATGAAAATAATATAATGGATTATCTTTATATTATTATATTAGTTATAATTTGTGGAATTGTTATATATATATATTTCTGTATGAAAAAAGAATTTTATAATATAAATGAAAATATTAATACGAATAATAAATTATTAGGAGTATTAAGTAGTAGAATAAATTCATTAGGAAATCAATATATGACAGAACAACAAATAAAACAAATAGAACAACAAAAAATTAAAACAATGGAAGATATCGATACATTAAATGAAGAATATTATTGTAGTGATCAAATACATAAAAATATATTAGAAGAATATAATGATATTAGAAATAATAAAATATTAAAAAAATTAAGAAAACAAAATGATAATAAATTAGAAAAACAAAATAAAGAAGAAAAAAACCAAGAAAACAAAGAGAAACAAGAAGATAAACAAGAGGATAAACACGAAGAGAAACAAGAGGACAAACAAGAAGAGAAACAAGAAGACAAACAAGAAGACAAACAAGAAGACAAACAAGAAGACAAACAAGAAGACAAACAAGAAGACAAACAAGAAGACAAACAAGAAGACAAACAAGAAGATAAAGAAGACAAACAAGAAGACAAACAAGAAGACAAACAAGAAGATAAACAAGAAGACAAACAAGAGGAGAAACAAGAGGATAAACAAGAGGAGAAACAAGAGGACAAACAAGAAATAAAAATAGATGGTGAAAATAGAACAGAAGAAATGTATAATTATGGGGAGATAAAAGAAAATAAATTAGGAAATATAAAAGATTATACAATAGGTGAGTTAAGAATGATGGCAGAAAAAATGGAGATAGAAACATTTATAAATAAGAATGGAGTATTAAAACAATTAAGTAAAAAAGAATTATATAATGAAATTAATAATAAAATATAAAATATAAAAAATATAATATAAATATATATGACTTACAAACTAGATTCAAATACATATAGATGTAATATAGGGTATGGAGGAGTAAACAATTTTTATAAAAATTCACCAGCATTAATGGAAAATGATAATTTAATAACAAATCATATTCCTTCAAATATACGTACAAATTGTAAAATGGACAAGTTAAGAATAAATAATGATATACAATTAAAAGATTGGTATCAAAAAAATGGATATAATGAGAGAACGAATGAATTTAATGAAAAAATGAAACAACATCATATTAAAAATAATGCATATATACATAATCAAAAGAGTACAAAATCATCTACAATGGAATTAGAAAATGCATTAAAAAATTATAATGCATATATGACTGGAAAACCATATATAGAAAGTAATAAAAAATATGCGAATTATAATATATAAATTTACATAAAGTTTTAATATATACAAATAATATGAAGAATAATATGAAGAATAATAGATGTAAAGAGATTAATAATAAGTATTTTAATGCGAAATGGACAGTATGGTTACATAGAATAGAAGAGACGAGTTGGAAAGAAGATAGTTATAAATATTTGCATACAATAGATACAATAAATACATTTTGGGATTTTTTTACATATTTTAATGAATATGATAAAGTAAATAATTATTTTTTTATAATGAGGAATAAAATAAAACCGATTTGGGAAGATAATGAAAATAGGAATTGTACAATATGTTCAATTAAGATATTCAATGTATATAATAATAATACAAATTTAGAATTTGGAACAGAGTTAATGATAATGTTAACGTTATCAATAATAAATGAGACATTAATAATGAATAATGAGATTATTAATGGGATAACATATGGAGTAAAGAAAAATTGTGTATTGATAAAGATATGGTTTAAAGGAGAAGAGAAAGATTTAACATTATCAAAAGAGTTAATAAATAAGATAGAAGAAAATTATAAGCAATTAAATAATAATAGGAATATAGATAAATACAAGTTATTAAAATTTAGTAAAATAGAGAGTGAAAATACTGATTAATTGATAAATATGGAGAGATGATTGAGAACAGATATTAATATTATTTTGGAGTTTATTAAGTTCATGAATGAAGGATTTAATATCAACGACATAATCTAAATAATTATAAATGATTTCATAAATAATATCATTAAAAGATAGTTGATTATCAATAATTAGTTTAAGAGAGTTAAATTTATTTATAATAGATGATGATGATATAAGAATTGCAATTATATCATTTATATTTTTATCGGAAGGATATTTTGTTAAAGAATAGATATTATTAATTGAAATAATACCATATGAGATAAAGGTTAATTGAAGAATATTAATAACTTTACGCATATCACCATTAGATATTTTTGTTAGGAGTTTAGAGCAATCATTAGAAATAGGGATATTAAGAGTAGATATAATTTGATTAATTTTATGTTTAATATGAGAATGAGACAATTGATTAAATTTTAATAATAAACAACGAGAACGAATTTCAATAATAAGTTTAGTAATATTATTACAAATTATACAGAATCTAACATTATTAATAAAATTATCCATTAAATTGATTAACATATATTGAGCATCAAGAGTCATAGAATCGGCTTCATCAAGAATAATAAATTTATGTAAATTAGTGTGAGAAGAAGTGGAACAGAAGTTATAAATTTTATTACGAATAGTATCAATGCCACGTTCTTCGGATGCATTTATTTCAAGAACCATAAAGGTTGAATTTGATTTATATAATTGAGATGAACAAATATAAGCGAGAGAGGTTTTACCAATACCAGAAGAACCGAAAAATAATAAATTGGGGAAATAATAATTTGTATAAAAATAAGACAAAATATTATGAATATTATTTTGAGCTAAAACATCTGAGAAAAATTCTGGTCTAAATTTATCAACCCAAGGTTGATAAGAATATTTTATAATAGGTGATGTGTTTGTAGTAAATTCTTTAAATATTTGTTCAAAAGATAATTTATTAAATAATGCTTTATTAGGGGAAACATATTCATTATTTGAAGATTTTTCACTAAAAGATGAATTAGTTTCAGAATTACATTCACTCATTAATATAATAATATATAATAAATGTTTAAATTTTATGATAATAAAAAATCAATTTTTAGAAAAAATGAAAAAAAAAATATAAGTATATAAAAATATAAAGAGTATATATATAATCAATGGATGATCCATATACATTTAATTATGATAACACGAAAAAAATAAGTGCTATACAATTTGCGATTTTAGGAAATAATGAAATCAAAAGAATGTCTGCGATATCAGAAGAAGAAGGAATAGAGACACCAGATTTACATGATAATAATATAGAGCCAACAAGAGGTGGATTAAATGATTCAAGATTAGGAACAATAAGTAATGATATATTATGTGGAACATGTAAATATGATACGATGCATTGTCCTGGACATTCTGGACATATATTGTTAGGAACGTATTTATTTAATATAAATTTTTTTCAATATGTTGGAAAAGTTGCAAGTTGTATATGTATATATTGTGCACATAATTTATTAACAGATGAAAAAATTATAAAAAAATTAATGACATATAATCCGATTAAGAGAATGAAAGAATATAAGATATATATAAAAAAGATAAAATTTTGTATGAATTGTGGAGCACCAGTACCAAAAATAACACCTATAATAAATAAAGCAACAGGAGGAATGGCAATAGAAATTGAATATAATGTAGAAGGAAAACAAAAGAGTATTAAAAAAGATACATATACAGCAGAAATGATACATAAGGTGTTTAAAATTATAAGTGATGATGATTGTATAGTATGGGGAATGAATCCAAAGATATCAAGACCAGAGAATATGATAATAAAAATATTACTTGTACCACCAGTTCAAATAAGACCATCAAATAGATCAGAGATATTAGGAGGGACATATGGAGTTGATGGATTAACAAGTAAATTAGCAGATATGATAAGATTCAATACAAATATTAAGAAATATAAGAATACAAATGAGTTACATCATAGTATAGAACAGAATGTGATATTATTACAAGCACATTATATGTCATATATAAAAAGTGATACATCATTTTCATCAGATCAAAAAGATGGAATACAAGTTAAATCATTAAGTGATAGATTAATAGGAAAACATGGAAGAGTGAGAGCGAATTTAGAAGGTAAAAGAGTGAATTTTACAGCAAGAACAGTAATAACAGCAGGAGCAGATTTAAATTGTAATGAAATTGGATTACCAATTAAGATTGCAATGATATTAACATATCCAGAAGTTGTTACAAAATATAATATTGAACAAATGAAGAAATTAATATTAAGAAAAGAATATCCAACAGCAAATACATTATGGAAATTAAGTAAATATGTGAAAGGACAAAGATTATTACCAATACAATTACATTATGGAAGAGAGAGTGTAGATGTGAATATAGGAGATGTAGTGGAACGACAATTAGTAACAGGTGATGTAGTATTTATGAATCGTCAACCTACATTACACAAACAATCAATGATGACACATATTGTGAATGTAATAGATGATCCAGAGTTAATGACTGCAAGATTGCCAGTACCAGTTACAACTCCATACAATGCTGATTATGATGGTGATGAAATGAACATACATGCACCACAAAGTATACAAACAAGAATTGAGATAAAAGAGATAGCTGGAGTTGAACAGCAGTTATTAACATCAACAACATCAAAGAATTGTTATGGAATAGTGCAAGATGGATTAATAGGAGCATACAATATAACAGGAGAAGATGTAAAAATAAATTGGAAACAAGTAATGAATTTAATAAGTGGAACAGATAGTGAAAAATATAATAAAATAGAGAAAGATAAGATATACACAGGAAATGAAGTATTTTCATTAATAATACCAGAGAAGATAAATATGAATACAGATATTACAATAAAGAATGGGAATTTAATAAAGGGGCAACTTTCAAAGAAACATTTAGGAACACAAAAAGATAATGGAATAATAAAAGTGATATGGGATACATATAATCCGAAGATAACAAATACATTTTTAAATAATGTGGTTAGATTAACGAATAAGTATAATATAATAAATGGATTTAGTGTAGGAGTAGATGATGTGTTAATAACAAAAGATGTACACAAACAAATTAATAATATAATAGAAAATGTTATGTTAGAAGTAGAGTATAAGATAACAGAGTTTGAGAATAATCCAGAGTTAATAACGAATGATATATATGATAATCAGATATTTGACAAATTACAAGCAGTAAGAGAAACAATAGGAAATTTAGTAGTAGATAATATAAATAAAAAGAATGCATTTTATGTAATGTTTAAATGTGGATCAAAAGGGGATGAAATCAATATAGGGCAATTGAGTGGATGTTTAGGATTACAAACATTAGAAGGTAAATTAATACCATCAAAATACAATGGGAGAACATCACCATATACACATAGATATGATGATAGAGCGATTGCTAAAGGATTAGTAATGCAATCATTTATAGAGGGATTAAAATATCCTGAGTTTTTTGTACATGCATTATCAAGTAGAACAGGATTAATTGAATCAGCAATTAAAACAGCAGTTACAGGATATACACAAAGAAAATTAGTTAAATCAATGGAGGATATATCAATAAAGTATGATTTAACAGTAAGAACAATGCATAATAATATAATACAATTTATATATGGAAGTTCAGGAGCAAATACAACAAAACAATTTAAAATTAATTTAAAAATATTAGGAATGAATAATAATGAAATTAAAGAAGTATATAAACAAGATAGTAAAGAATATATAAATAATTTAATAAAAATGCGAGATAATATAAGAAAATATATTAAACGAGCAAATATGAGTGATATAACATTTGATACAGACTTTATGATACCAGTAAATATAAATTTAATAATAAATAATATAGAGAGAATAGAAAGTAATGAAGTANTAACAAATGAATATATAATAAATAAATTAGATGAATTATTAACGAATGAAAAAACATCAATNATATGTAATAATTATAAATATGAGAATAAAAATGAAGATGAACAGGTGAATAAAACAATATTAAGATTATGTATATATTCAGAATTTGCACCAAGTTTAATAATAAATAAATATAAATTAAATAAGAGAGAATTTGATAAGATAATGGAAGATATAAGTTGGAAATTTAACTGGAATATAGAAGAACCAAATGCAATGGTTGGATGTATAAGTGCCCAATCAATTGGAGAACCATTAACACAATTAACATTAAAAGCATTTCATAAAATTGGAGTAGCAAGTGTAAGTAATACAACACAAGGAGTACCGAGAATGAATGAGTTATTTGGAGTAACAAAGAATCCTAAATTAACACAGATGACAATAATAATGGAAGATAAATATAAAAATGATAAAGAAATAGTGAATAAAATAGCATCATATATAAAACATACAACAATAGGAGATGTAAGAGGAAATGTAGAAATATATTATGACCCATTTCCAAATAAAAAAGGCAGTATAGCAGAAAAAGATAAGATAAACATTGCATATTATGAACAAGAATGTGGGAAAAATGCAAATACATTAACATGGTTAGTAAGAATAGAAATTTTAAAAAGTAAAATGTTAGAGAAACAAGTGACATTATTAGATATTACAAGTAAATTTTGTGATTGGTGGGATAAATATTTGAATATGAATATTAAATTTGCAAAGAAAGATGAAAAGAAAATAATGAATAAGATTACACAATTAGCAATTTTAAGTAATTCTGATAATGATGATCAACCAGTAATACATATAAGATTTAATGTAAAAGATATAATAAAAACAAATAATAAAGAAATAGATGAATTTAATAAAAATACATTAATACAATTTGTAACAGTAATACTTGATAATTTCAAATTAAAAGGTATAAGTAGAATATATGATATAAATGCAATATCAGAGGAACCAATGATAATATTTAATAAAGAAACAGGAGAACAAGAAAATAAAACACAGAATATAATATATACACAAGGAGAGAATATAGAGGATATTAGATATATAAATGGAATAGATATAACAAAGACAATGACAAATAATGTGTATGAGATGTATTTAATATTTGGAATAGAAATTGCGAGAAATGTATTAATGCATGAGATTATTAATGCGATATTAAAAGCAGAAGGGCAAATAAATTATCATCATATATCATTAATTGTAGATATGATGACAGTATCAGGAGATATAATACCAATAGATAGGAATGGATTAAATAAATCAGATTCTGGGCCATTATCAAGAGCATCATTTGAGAGAACTGTAGATCAATTAAGTATTGCATCAATATATGGAGAAGTTGATGAGATGAAAGGAGTATCAGCACAAATAATGACAGGACAATGTATAAATGGAGGAACAGGAGGATGTGAATTAGTGATAGATATGGATATAATTAATAGAATGGAAATAAGTGAAAGAGATAATAAATTTGATATTGAATCAAATGTATTAATAAAAGATATAATTAATAATAAACAAGATGAAATATTTTTACCATTTGATGATTAGGAAGTAATTAATTTATACATAAACCAAATTATAAAAATTGTAATTATAGTTGAACCAATAATATAAAAAAACATTATTTGTGATATATCAGATGAAAATTGATAAGATGCTTTTGAATTAACAGATGGAGGAGGTGGTGATTGATTTTGTATTGGAGGCATATATAAATAAAATATATAAAAATAAAAATTGAAATAAAATTATTTTAATTATATATTAAATAAAAGAATAATAAATGATAACAAAAGAATACTTAAATGATAAATTAGAATTAAATAAATTACCAAGTGATGTTAAAATATCAACAATTACATTATCATGTAAGATAAATATGAAAATAGATTGTCAATTAATAGCAGAAACAATAGAATTAGATAATAATAATATAATAGCAATTAGTTATGGAAATAAAGATGATGAAAAAACAAATAGAACGTTATTAAAAATAGGTAAAAAAAATAAAAAAACAAAAAATAATAATAAAAAATCAAAAAAGATATTTTATAATGAAGTATCAATGAAAATAATTGTAAAATCAAAAATAAAACCAATAAATATAAAAATATTTTTAAATGGATCAATGCAAATAACAGGTTGTAAATCTGCTGAAAATATTATAGATGTATTAACAATAATAATAGATAAATTAAAAAATAGTAAATATAAATATGTAATAGAAAATATAGAAGAATGTGATATAAATAAAATATATGATTTAAAAATAGCATTAATTAATAGTGATTTTAATATTGGATTTATAATTGATTTACAAAATTTACACAATATATTACCAAAAGAAGTTGATAGAATATTTAATATGTCAAGACATACATGTGTAAATATAAAATATATATTAAAAGAAGAAAATAAAAAAGAGAAAAAAGTATCAAATTTTGTATTTAGAAAAGGATCAATAATAATAACAGGATCAAATAATTGTGAACAATTAAAACAAAGTTATGAATATATAAATAAGTTATTATTACAACATTATATAGATATAGTAGATAGACAAGATATATATCAGAAAGTAATAAATGATTATTTAAAAATAAGTTAAAATATATAATTATATATATATATTATAATGGCATTAATACAAATTGAAAAAAAAATAAATGAAATATTAGAAACAATAGATATTACAAAAAAAATTATAGGCGGAAATCAAGAGTTAACTAATAAAATAAATGTAAATAATAAAACAGATTCAATAATTAATAAAGATAAAACAGATTCAATAATTAATAAAGATAAAACAGATTCAATACTTAATAATAAATCTGAAAATACACATCATACAGAAACATTATTAAGTGTATTATTAAAAGTACCAATATCAACGACATTATCAACAACATTAACAACAACACAACAACAAAATAATAAAAATAAAATAATTCATTATTAAAAATATTATATAATTAATTTATATATGGGAGAATTACTTAGAAATGTATATTGTGAAAAAAATACAGAATTACGAAAAGAAACAATAAATGAAAATGGAAAAGTAACAAGTTATGAAACAAGTAAAAGTATTTGTAAAGAAGTATATACATATCCTTGTGGAAAAGTTGTTTGTAATGAAGTATGTATAGAAGCAAGTATAAATAAATATGATGAATATATGAAATGTACTAAATGTGAAAAAGAATTAGTAAAACCAGAAGAAGTGAAACCAGAAGAAGTGAAACCAGAAGAAGTTAAATTAGAAGTTAAATCAGAAGAAGTAAAACCAGAAGAAGTTAAATCAGAAGAAGTAAAACCAGAAGAAGTTAAATTAGAAGTTAAATCAGAAGAAGTTAAACCAGAAGAAGTAAAACCAGAAGAAGTTAAATTAGAAGTTAAATCAGAAGAAGTTAAACCAGAAGAAGTTAAACCAGAAGAAGTTAAACCAGAAGAAGTTAAACTAGAAGAAGTGAAACCAGAAGAAGTTAAACCAGAAGAAGTGAAACCAGAAGTTAAACCAGAAGAAGTAAAACAATAAATGATATAAATAAAAATTCACAAATAATAATATGAGAGTATTATCATTTGATGTAGGGATAAAAAATTTGGCATATTGTGTACTTGAGAAAATAGAAGATATTAAAATTATAGATTGGGGAATTATTAATTTATCAGAAGAGAGTGATATAAAATGTGAACATATATTAACAAATAAAAAACAATGTGAAAATAAAGTATTAAATTTAATAAAATATGAAGATAAAGAGATAGTAATATGTAATAATCATAAAAAAAAATATCAACCGAAATTAGAGAAAAAAAATATATTATATAAATGTAATAAGTGTGATAAGTTATCAACTTATTATATAAATATTGATGATAGAATATGTTGGTGTGATGATCATGTTGAGAAAGAGAGTAAGAAATATATGAAAACAATAAAGATAAAGAAAATAAAAAATAAAAATTGTGCAAAAACTGGATTACAGATATTAGCAATAAAATTATATAAAATATTAGATAATAAAAGATTTGAAAATATAGATGATGTATTAATAGAGAATCAACCATCATTTAAGAATCCAACAATGAAAACATTATCAACATTATTATATGGATATTTTGTGATAAGAAAACTAGATAATAATTGCAAATATGATGTTAAATTTATGTCACCATCAAATAAATTAAAAGTGAATGAAGAATCAAATGATATATTAGAAAATACAAATGCAACAAAAATATATACGATTACAAAAAAATTAAGTATAAAATATTGTTCAACATTAATAAATGATGAAGAAAAAGAAATATTAAAGAAATATAAAAAGAAAGATGATTTATGTGATGCATATTTGCAAGGATTTTATTATATATATCCAATAATACCAAAAAGATATAGTGATAAATTAAAAGAAATTTAAATATTAGTAGGGATTTCAGAAATAGTTGAAACAAGAGGGATAATGGGAGGAATATTTATTTTATAAATAATAGAACACATCAAAGATTCATTATGAAAATCTTCACTAGATAATGGACCGCCAAATTTTTGTAATACTTCGCGTTGTGGTGCCAAAGTTAATTTATGATTAGAACCAAATATAATATTAGTTAATTTAAATAATAAACGAGTACGATCAGTAGAATATGAATCATTAATTGTATAAATATTATAAGAATAAGCACAATTATAAGAACAAAAACAACCAAATACATAAAAAGTATCATTTAGAATATGATCTGGTAAAAAACAAGGTAATGTTTTAAATTGTTCTGTACACCACCAACAACAAATATCAGTAGAATTAGTTAAAAATAATTGATTATTAGTTAAATGAAATAATTTAAGATCATTAGGATAAGTAGTAATATTTTTAATAAGTTTAGAAGAATATTTAGAAGTAGGAATAAGTGATTTTTTTTTATAATTTTCTAATTCAATATTTTGTTGTTTAATAATAGAAATTAATTTATCAGATGTTAAAGAAGATATTTCTATAGTAGATTTTTCTGAGTCTTCTGAAGAAATTTCAGTAGTATTAATAATTTCAGAAGTTTTATCTTGTTCATTATCTGTATCAATAAAATGTAAACATAAAACAGATTCTTTAACAACATTGGATTGAATAGGTTTAGAAACACAATGTTTATATTTATTATTTTTTAAAGAGGGACGCCCTCTTCGTATTTTAGGTTGATCTGATAATTCATTATAATTATTAGACATTAATATTAATATATATTGATATATATTTAAGTAAAAATATATATCATTTTTTTCAAAACAATAGATATGGAAAAAGATAAATTAGTAGAATCAATATTTAAATCAATTATGAAAGAATGTAAAAAGGAAAAAAATAAAGAATTAATGAATAAACATATAGTAATACCAATATTTCAAGAAATAAAAGAATTAATATATCCATATAGTTTAACAATTATAATAATATTTACATTAATAATAATTTTATTAATAGTGATATTAGTATTATTTTTTATAAGAAGTTAAAAAATTATTAATAGTTGGATCATCATTTTTAAGAGATATATTAATACATTTTTTAATATATACATCAAATAATAATTTTACTAATTCAATATGATTATTTTTAATTGCAATTGATAATGAAGGTTCAATTAAATATGCATGTGTAATATTTGATTTTAAATAAATATCAAGTAAATATTTTACAATTTCAAAATGACCATATTGTGTTGCAATAAATAATGAAGAATCTTGTATAATATCTGTAAAAATATATTGTGCTACATTTAAATGTTTATTAGATATTGTATTACAAAATGTAAACAAATAATCAACAATTTCTAAATTACCATTTTCACATGCATTATTAATTGCTGGTAAATAATCTAATGAATGAAAATATTTATGCGAACATATATATTTAATAATTTCTAAATTATTATGTAAGGAAAGATATTTTAATGTATCTATATAAATATTTGTTTTATGTTTAAAAATTAAATATTTAATAATATCAACATGGTTATATTTACATGCTTCTACAAGTACATTACTATCACAAAATATTTTTTGTTGTTCTATTAAATATTTTAGAATTTCAAAATGTCCATATTGACATGCTATATCAATCAAGTTTGAAGAATTATATACATATAAATCATGAGTTTTACAATATGTAAATAAACATCTTAAAATATTTAAATGTCCATTTTTACTTGTTAACTTAAATGATTTAGATAAATCATATTTTAAGTGAACTGATTTATCTAAATATTTAATTGATTCAAATAAAAATTTTAGAATTTCAATATGACCATATTCACATCCATTTTCAATTGCTTTTATATAATATTTTACATCATAATTTTCAATTAAATATTTAATAATATCTAATTTACCTAATTTACTTGCATAATCAATTATATTTTTTGATATTTCATGTTTTTTTATTTCAAGTAAATATTTGATACAAGGTAAATGTTGTGGATTGTTAATTAAATTACAATGAATAACATTATTTTTAACACATTTAATACAAGTATTAGATATAATTTTATTATATAATTCAGTTGGTAATTTATACATATTTTTAACATATAATTGATCTTTATTAAATAATATAAATTGTAATTGTTTAATTAAACTTTCTAAGTAAACAATATTATTATATTGATAAAAATCAATAAACTTAAAAATATTAATAAAATTGGTTGGTGAAAATTCTATTTTTTCAAATATTAAATTATTTAAATCAAATGTATTGATAAATATATCATCATTGATATTAGCAGTATGATCTAAATTTAATATTAAATTGAATAAATGTTTATGTTCTAATATAAGTGTATTGAATTGATTCATATTATTTATATATAAATATATAATCAAAACTATATATAAATCATTTTTTAATTAATAATATAATGAATGAAATATGTAATGTTTGTTATACAAAAATAAACAAGGAATTTTGTATATATATGCATAATACAATAATATGTTGGAAATGTTATAATTCAATATTTTAAATAATACTTTGATGAGAATTAATTTGAGTATATAAAGGTCTATAATCTAAAGAAGTTATTTTTAAAACAAAAGAATGATCTAAATTAGTATTGATAAGATTATTATTTTCATCATATACTGAAATTTGTAATTGTTGAATATCAAAAGCATCAAGTGAAGTATATTTAAAATGATATTTTATATCAGAAGAGGTATTTGAGATTTTTGCGAAAAAATAGTCTGATTTATTTAAGAGATTTTGATAAGTATTAATTTTTAACAAATAATAATTAAATAATAATGTTTGTAATTCATTATGATAAAGTGGTACTAATAAACCAGCAGAATTATAAACAAATTTTGTATTGATAATTAATTCATTTAAATAATTATCATTATTTGTAATAATTGTGTTAAAATTTGTAATAGATGTATCAGCACCAACATTACGAAAACCTAATTGTTTACCAATAGTATTAGAATAATTAAAGAATAATTTTAAAGGATAAGGAACATAAATAAAAGTATAATTACCAGATGAAACATTTAATTGTAATTCTTGTAAATAATTATTAGGTATTTGAATAGTATATTCATTAGATGATATAACAGAAATAATAGTATAAGATATATTAAGATTTACATTTGGATTAGATGTGATAAAATTAGAGAAATAAATAATATTACCAACTTGTAAATTATGAGAAGGATGATTAATAGTTAAAGTGTATAGATTAGTATTTGGAATAACAGGACTAACACTTTGGATAGGCGATAATAATTTAGCAACAATAAAATTTTGAAAAGTAATAGTATTTGTATTATCAATAGAAATATTAATATAATTTTGATTTAAATAAGAAGTTGAGTAAATTGTATTTGTATATAAAGTATTATTAATTTTTGTTTGCAATTCAGTTAATAATTGATTAATTGTATATTTACCATTAAGGAATTCAACTGAATAAATAACATCATCATTAAGATTTTGCCAATAAAAAGTATTAGATGAAGAATCAATAAGATAATCATAATAAGGGAAAGTATAATCAAATAATTCAATAGATATAACATTAGTAAAAGTATTTTCAAAATTGATAACATATGAATTAGAGTTTGGATAAGATTTAGAAATATTTGTTATTAAAGAGACATAGATTGAATTATCACCGAAAGAAGATGAAAAATATGGTTTCCTATCTAATAAAATAGAGAATGTATTAAGTGTAGTTGAATAAATTGTGTGATAACCATAAATATGATTAATATCAATAGGAAATTGAGTAAGTAATTTATTTAATAAGATACCACCAATGTAATTAAAAGACAAAGTCATATTAGTATCAGTAATAGAATAAGAACCAGAGAATTTTTGAAGTAAATTAATATAGAAACCATTTATTTGAGAAACAATACCATTACTATCAGGTGAATTAATTTCAAAAGTACTAGTTGAATCAGGATTAGTAAAATAAATTCTATGAGTAGAATTTAGAAAATTAACAGGAATGTTGCCAATAAATTTTGAAGATTGAACATAATCACTAATAGTTATTGTCATATTTGAAGTATCATATGCTTTTAGATCAATAAATGGTATATTTGTAAAATTAAAAAATGGATTATATGAAGTAGCATTTGAACTATTTAAATTACATTTAAATGTAACAAAAGTATAACCTGATGTGAATGAAATAATATCTTGTAATACATTTGAACTTGTTTTAAATTTGGTACGGATAGAAATAGAAGGAATTACTAATCCTGATAAAGATATAATGTCATTAATATTAAAAGGATGTTTTGGTAATGACATAGTTAATAGATATTTAATTGGAGTTGTATTAGAATTAGTGAAGGATAAAGGATTAGATGGAAGAAAAATATTAGAATTCAAATTTAATAATGGATATTTATTACGTTGAGAACTATCAATATTGAGATAAATTGTTGAAATATTAACATTTTTATTATTATGAAGATAATCAAAATTACGATCTAAAGTTTTAGAAACAAAATCAATATTATTATGATGATTAACATTATTTATATAATCTGTATTACTAACATATGAAAGTTTATTCATTATATATAAGTAAATATTAATAAATATTTATAAAAAATGTATAATAAATATATATGTGTAATTGTGCGGGAAACAAAAATGTCAATCAAAGAATTGATAGAATTATTAATGCGAATAATAAAAGTCCAGCAGTTAAATTAAAAGTAATAAATGTACCAAAAAAAAATGTTAAGAAAAATGTTAAGAAAAATGTTAAAAAAAATGTTAAGAAAGTAGTAAAGAAAAAATAAATTAAAAAAAATGAAAAATAAAATATTTAAATATAATAATGTATATAATATAATACATGATATATAAATGTAATAAATGTAAAAAAGAATTTAAACAAAAAATATGTTATGATAAACACATTAATAAGAAAAAATTATGTGAAATTAAGAATATAAAATATATAGATTTATTTTGTGGAATAGGAGGATTTCATCAAGCATTAAATAGATTAAATAGTGAATGTGTATTTGCATGTGATATAGATAAAAATTGCAGAAAGAATTATGAGAAGAATTATAAAATGAAACCATATGATGATATAACAAAAATAAATGTAGATGATATACCAGAATATGATATATTATGTGCTGGATTTCCATGTCAAACATTTTCAAATGCTGGGAAAAAAAAATCATTTGAAGATAAAAGAGGATTATTATTTGATGAAATAATAAAAATTATAAATAAAAAAAAAACCTAAATTTATGTTTTTAGAGAATGTAAAACATATATTAAAAGTTGATAATGGAAAAGTATTTAGTTATATAATGCATACATTAACAGATAATAATTATAATGTTCAAATAATTAATATTTCACCACATGAGTATGGAATACCACAACAACGAGAAAGAGTATTTTTTATATGTATAAGAAATGATATATATAATGGAAAAGATATAAAATTAATTGAAGATAAAACAGATAAAATAATATTAAATAATTATTTACAAAATAAGAATGAAATAGATAAGAAATATTTTATAAAAGATACAATATTAAATGTATTAAATGCATGGGATGAAATGATAAAAGAATTTGAAATTGGAGAAAAAATATCACCAACAATACTTATAAATGAATTTTATAAAGAATATACACAAGAAGAATTTAAAAAATTAGCAAGTTGGAGACAAAATTATATAATAAAAAATAAACCATTATATCAAAAATATAAAAATAAATGGGATATATGGTATAATAAATATAAAGATTTATTAAATACAAGAGAAATATATTGTAAATTAGAATGGCAAGTTGGTATAATTAAAAAAGATGATTCAATATTTAATTATATAATACAAATAAGACAATCAGGAATTAGAGTTAAAAAATTAAAATATTTTCCAACATTAGTTGCAATATCACAAGTTCCAATTTATGGAAAAGAGAAAAGATATATTACAGCAAGAGAATGTGCAAGAATACAATCATTTTCTGATAATTATATATTAGATGAAAATGATAAAATAAATTATAAACAATTAGGAAATAGTGTAAATGTAAATAATGTATATAATATAATTAATAGTACATTAAAAGAATATAAATTAATATAATAATAATTCTTGATATAATTTATCATAAATATTACATTCAAAAATATTTGGTTCAATATTTTGTTTAAAATTAGTAAATTTAGATGATAATTTAAATGTATAAAAAGAATTATTAGTATTTAAATATGTAAATATACTTGATTTATATTTAATATTTGGACCAGTATCTTTAATAAATTTATCAAGTAAATCATTATGTAAAAATATATATAATTTTTGATCTGTAATATTACAAATAATAAAATACATATTTGTAATAGAATGAATTTGTTTATTATGTTTATTTATTAAAATAACATCTGATTTTTGTTTTTGAGCTTTAATACTATATAATGTATTTAAAAGTAAACAATCATTTTTATATTCAGATCCATATTTATGATTATTATCTAAATTTGTACATGAAATTATTTTATTTATATGGGTAATAATAGATTTTTCAATTAATTTTCCATATATAAATTTATTTTCATTTTTTGAAGGAGGAAATTTTTTTAATATTCTACGTATTTCAATATAACAATCTTCCATAATATTTGAATTTTGGTATCATAATAAATATAATATGTATATTTTTTAATAATAAATTCAAATAAAAATCATTTTTTAAGAAAAAAATGAAAAATAAAATATTTAAATATAAATATGAATATTATATTAAATAGAGATGACTTCAACAAAAAAAGTATTAAATGAAGATAAATATAAGAAATTAACACATCACGAACATGTATTAGAATGTTATGATATGTATATAGGAAATATAAAAAATGAGAAAACAAAAATGTTTATATTTGAAGATAATAAAATACAAGAAAAAGAAATAATATATAATGCTGGACTTTATAAATTATTTGATGAAGTTTTAATAAATGCAAGAGATCATAGTATAAATGATGATACATGTACAGAAATAAATGTAACAATTAATCAAAAAGAAAATATGATACAAGTATATAATAATGGATGTGGTATAGCATGTGATATACACAAAGAACATAATATATATATACCAGAATTAATATTTTCACATTTACTAACATCAACAAATTATGATAAGGTTGAAAAAAAATCATTAACAGGTGGAAAATTTGGAATTGGAATAAAAGCTGTTAATATTTTTTCAAAGAAATTTATAGTAGAAACAAAAGATGAAAAACATAAATATGTACAAGTATTTGAGAATAATATGTTTACAAAACATGAACCAGTTATTACTAAATCAAAAATGAAACAATATACACAAGTAACATTTTATCCAGATTTAGAAAAATTTGGATTAAAAGAAATTAGTGATGATATGTATAAATTATTTTTAAAAAGAGTATATGATATAGCTGGATGTATAAATCATAGAGTAAAAATTAAATTTAATAATGAATTAATAAATATAAAATCATTTAATGAGTATATTTGGTTATATTACGATGAAAAAACAAAAATAATATATGAGGAAACAGAACGTTGGAAAGTCGGAATTGTGTTTGACGAACATAATAATCACAATGTTTCATTTGTAAATAGCATATGTACATATATAAATGGAACACATTATAACTATATAATAAATCAAATAATAAAATATATTGATGAATATATAAGTAAGAAATATAAGATATTAAAAGTAAAACCATCACAAATTAAAGATAATTTAAGTATATTTATAGATTGTCAAATAGAAAATCCATCATTTAATAGTCAAGTAAAGGATTGTTTAACAACAAAACCAAATGAATTTGGTTCAACATGTATTTTATCACAAGAATTTTTAGATAAATTATGTAAAAGTGGGATTATAGAATTGATAGTTAATATTATACAAAATGCAGAATTAAGGCAATTAAAGAAAACAGATGGTTCATTAAAAAAAAATATGTTATTAGATATACCAAAATTAGAGGATGCTTTAAATGTTTTAAATAGTAAAAACAAAGAGAATACTAGAATAATTTTAACAGAAGGAGATTCAGCGAAATCATTTGCATTAAATGGGAGAACAGTATTAGGAATAGAAAATTTTGGAGTATATCCATTAAAGGGTAAGATATTGAATGTAAGAAATGCAACATTAGAGCAATGTTTAAAAAATGAAGAAATAGTGAATATTAAAAAAATATTAGGATTAAAACATGATATGGTATACACAAGTGTAAAACAATTAAGATATGGTGGAATAATAATTTTGACCGATTCCGACGTTGACGGCAGTCATATAAAAGGATTAATAATAAATTTATTTCAATATTTTTGGCCAGAGTTATTAGTGAATGATGGATTTATACAAACAATATCAACACCATTAATAAAAGCATTTTTAAAAACAGATAAAAGAAGATTAAAACCAATTGAATTTTATACAGAAAGTGATTATAGAGAATGGAAGAAGAAAGTAAATGAAGAACAATATAATATAAAATATTATAAAGGATTAGGAACTTCAAAAGCAGAAGAAGCGAAAGAGTTATTTAGAGAGTATGATAAAAGAATAATATCATATAAATGGGAGAAAACAAATGATGAAGAAATTGATGAAATAGAATCAACACCAAGTGAGAAAACAAGAAAGAAAAGAATAACAAAGAAAACAAAAATGACAAGAGATATAACAGATGATATAAAAAATTCACAATCATATAAACATATTTCATTAGCATTTGATAAAGAGAAGGTTACAGAAAGAAAGGAATGGTTAGAGAATTATGATAAAGATGATGTGATAAATTCTAAACAACGAATAATAACATATAGTGATTTTGTGAATAAGGATTTAAAACATTTTTCAAATTATGATAATGAGAGATCAATACCAGCAATAATGGATGGATTAAAGACATGTCAGAGAAAGATTTTATATACATGTATAAAACACAAATTATGGGGATTAAATAAGTTAATTAAAGTAGAACAATTAGCATCCCAAGTATCAATAGATACAGCATATAAACATGGTGAGGAATCATTAAAGAAAGCGATTATAGGAATGGCACAGAATTATATAAATAGTAATAATATAAATTTATTATATCCAGATTCAGAATTTGGAACAAGAAGAATAGGAGGAGAGGATCATGGTGCACCTAGATATATATTTTGTTGTTTAGAAGATAGAATAACACAATATATATTTAGAGATGAGGATGAATGTATATTGAAATATATAGAAGATGAGGGTAAGATAATAGAACCAGAATGTTTTTATCCGATTATACCGATGATATTAGTAAATGGATCAAAGGGAATAGGAACAGGATTTTCTACTGATATACCACAATATAATCCGATAGATATAATAGATAATTTAATAAATAAATTGGATAAAAAAGAGAATAAAGAAATTAAACCATGGTATCGTAATTATAAAGGAGAGATTACAAAAATAAATGATAATAAATATTTAGTGAGTGGGAAATATACAATTAAAGATAATAATATAATAATAACAGAAATACCAATTAAGACATGGCATGATGATTATAAAGAGTATATAATAAAATTAATAAGAGAAGATACAAAAATAACAAATTATACAAATAAATGTGATAATGATAATATATATTTTGAGGTAGTATTTAATTATGATGATATACAGACATTTATTAAGAGTGGGGAAGATGAGTTATTGAAGTATTTAAAATTGACAACAACAATATCAACAACGAATATGCATTTACATGATAGTAATAATAAATTAAAGAAGTATGATAATATAGAAGAAATATTTGATGAGTTTTATGAAACGAGATTGAATAAATATAAGATAAGACGTGAGTATTATATAAATATATTACAAAATGAGTTAGATATAATAAAATACAGAGTAAAATTTATAAATCAAATATTAACAAAAGAAATAATAATAGAAAGAAAAACAAAAGAATATATAATTAATAATTTAATAAATAATAAATATCCAAAATTAGCACATAATATTAAGGATGAGAAAACATATAATTATTTAACAGATTTACCATTATTTTCATTAACAGAAGAGAAAATAGAAGAGTTAAATAATAAATTAAAGAAGAAAACTGATGAATTAAATAAATATAAATCATTAACAGAGAAAGATATATGGAAAATAGAATTACAAGAATTAAAGACCGAATATAATAAATGGATAATAGATAATACAAATAAAGTACATGAAATACCAAAGAAAAAAGGAAAGAAGGTTTAATTAATTTATAAAAAATGAATTAAAAATAATATAATAAATATAAGTAATAATAATAAGAAATGTATGATATACGTATGTTTAAAGATGTATTTTGGGAGAATGAGTCAAAAATATTATCATTAATATATTATGATATAGCAATAATATTAATAATGAATGATGAGGTATATAGTGCAATAAAATATTTAGAAGAGGCGAATATAAATGGGAATGTAGATGCATTATATTATTTAGGAAATTGGTATGAAGGATATGGGGATACAAAAATGATGATGAAATATTATGAGAAAGCGATTAATGAAAATCATTTAGAAACAATAATACATTTAGGAAAATATTATCAAAATAAGAAAGAGTATGAATTGGCAGAGAAATATTATAAATTAGGGATAGAAGATATGTATTGTAATTATAAATTAGGATTATTATATAAAGAGCAGAAAAAATATAGACAAATGATATTACAATTTAAAATAGGATGTAATAATAATTATATAAGAGCAATAATAGAATTAGGGAATTGGTATTTTAAGAATAAGGATTATAACAATGCGATAAAATTATATTATCAATTAGTTAAATTAAAATCAGGAAATGGGATGTATTATTTAGCACATTATTATTATGAAATAAAGAATGATATAATAAATGCGAGAAAATATTTATTAATGGCAATAGAGAATAATTCTAATAGAGCAATAAGAAGAATAAAAAAATATTATAAAATATTAAATAATTTATTATCATTAGATGATAAAGATATGATAATAAATAAATTTAAAAAACAAAATATGTTAATGAGTATATATTATAAAAATATAGGAAAACAAGAATGTAATATATGTTTTACAAAAAGTGAGAGTTTAATATTATCATGTAAACATAAATTATGTTATAGATGTTATAATAGGATAAATAGATGTCCATATTGTAGAAATGAAATATTAAAATAATTTTTTTATGGTTTTTTTCGTTTAGATTTTTCAATAGAAAAATTTAATTTACTATTATTTGTAGAAGCAATGGAAGAAACTGATGAAACATGAGATGGAATTAAATTATTATTAGGTTTATTAAGAGATGAAGTAGAATCTGAATCAGTATCAGTTAAATTTTCAGTTAAATTATCAGTTACAATATCTTGTTCATTTAATTTAATAGTATCAGTTAAATTTAATTGTTCAGATAATAATTTTTGATTTTTTTTATCTTCTAATTGTTGTTCTTTAATTTTATTTAATTCAACTAATTGTTTAGTTGCATCATCTTGGAATTTAGAAGACATAGCAGATTGTTTTGCTTTTAAATCATCAGCAAGAGCTTCTTGTTGTAATTTTTCTAATTCATTATTAATATTTTGTTTATTATTAGATTTGAGATGACTAACAGTAGAAGCACAACTTATAGATAAAGCAATTAAAAGTTTAAGTTCAGGAGCAGGAGCTTGACCAGGAACAGAATATTTTTCATATAATTCACCGAGAGCATCATTAATAAGAGACATATCATTTTTAATATTATTAGACCATTGACCATCAAATTTAACGCCAAAGAAATTCCAATGATCATTAGCGGATTCAACACCTTTAATAAGCCAAATTAAACCGAGTTCAAGTAAATTAACCATCATAGTTTTATTTTTAATACTCATACGTAAATCATATTCATATTTCATAGTATTATAATCAGATTTAATATTATAATTTTGAGAAAGTTTAATACCTTGTTTAGTTAATTCTCCTAATTTACGTAACATATCTAATTGACGAACAATTAATTCTTCATCTGATAAAATTTCTTCTTTATGTTTATAATTATCACTATGATCACTATGTTTATAATCATTATTTTTATCATTATTTTTATCATTATTTTTATCATTATTTTTATCATTATTTTTATCATTATTTTTATCATTATTTTTATCATTATTTTTATCACTATTAAATTGTTTTTCAATAGGATCATTTATTAATTTAGAATGTTTAACATAATTAACACGTTCAATTTCTGGTTTTAATTTTTCAGAATCGGCAATCATATTACATAACATATCAGTGCCCATAGTAGTAGTTTCAGCGATATTAGGTATTTTATTAAAATATTTATTATTCATAATATATAATTATTAAACAATTTTATTATTATTTAATAACGCGGTAGTTTTTATATATTTATAACCTAAATTAAATAATGAATTTTTTTCAGAAAGAGATAAATTAAAAGAGATACTAGAGATATTAGAGATAGTAATATAGAAAATATTATTTAATTTAATAGAAGTATGTAATTTTTTAAAAATAGAATAAAATAAATTTTTAGTAAGATCTAATAATGTATCAATTGAATGTGTTGATATATTGGTACATAAAGAAATACCAATTACATTTGATAAGTCATGACAATATGAAATAGGAAAATTATCAATAACACCAGCATCACAATAATAAGAAGAATTATATAAAATAGGAGTGAATAGAATAGGGATCGCAGAAGTCATTCTGAATGCTAATAAAACAGGTAAATCAGGAAAAGTAATATGAGATAGATAGAAAACTTCATGAGAAGATAAACAAAGAGTAGTAATAATTAGATTAATTTTAGTTAAATTGAATAATTCTTTAAAAGTAATAGTTTCAGAAATATTTTTAGTTTGAAACATTTTAGTTAAAATGAAAGTAAATTTTTCACCATTATTAAAACCTAAATTATCAAGTATATTGATAGGATTAATATGAAAAATATCACCAAAATTAATATTTTGAGTGAATTCAAATAATTCATCAATAGTATATCCTATAACAAATAGACCAGAAATAATAGCACCAATAGATGTTCCAATAAAAGTAGTAATATTTTGTAATATATTAATTTCATCTAAATATTTAAGAGCACCAAGATGAACTATACCATTAATACCACCACCACTAAGAACTAAAGTATGTATAGTAGATGATTTTTTATTAAGTAAATTATTTATTTTAAGATCAATATCATTATTTAAATTAAACATTTAATATATTAAGGAAATAAAATAAAATAATAAATTATATGTAATATTATATATGAATAATTTTAGCACATCATTAAATATACAAAGTTTATTTGAAGTCAAAATAGATAATGTACAAGGAGAATTAGATATAAATAATTTATTTGGAAATCAGAAAGATGAATATGAATTTGATTCATCAATATTATTAAAAATAATAAATAAAGAACAAGATAAAGTAATAAAATATATAAATATAGAATTTAAGAAATGTTGTGAAGAGATAATAAATGCGAGTAAAAATTCATTAACAAGTGTGATATGTAAAGTACAAGATAAGATAATAGATTGTGAATTATATAATTCTAGTATATGTTTAGAATTTATAAAAAATAAAATAAATAAAGAAAATATAAAATGTCATATAATAGGTAAGAGAAAGATATTATTTGATTGGACACATTTTATAACAGGATTGAAAGTTAATTAGATTTGATAAGTAGGATAACAAGTAGAATAAATAATAAGATAGAAATAATAATATTAGAAATAAATATACAATAAAAAATAGGATTAATACTATTATTAGTATTATTAGTATTAGTATTATTATTAGTATTATTAGTATTATATGGTTCAAAAGATTCTATATATTGTTGTTTAGGTTTAGGAGATTTACAAGCAATTGTATATTTAAGATCAGAATTAGGTACTGGAGAATCTTCAATATATTTTCTAGTAAATAGATCTTGAGCAGTATTATAATATGGATGATAATTGATAACATCAGAGATAGTATCTTGAGTTGCATTAACATTAGTTATTTGTTTTGATAGTTTATGTAAAGCATCAATTTCAGAATTATTAAATGCATCTTTATATTGACTATAATTATACATAATTATCTTATATAATATATAATTAAAAATAATATAAAATATAATAATATGAATAATGATGCATTATATTTTTTACAATCTGGAAAATTACCAATTAATAAATTTGAATTAGATATGTTAACAGATAATATAACAATATTAATAATAGCAAAAAGAGAATCAGGAAAAAGTGTATTAGTTAGAGCAATATTAAATCATTTTAAGAAAATTCCGACAGGAATAGTAATAGCACCGACAGATGAAACAAATAGAGAGTATTCTGATTTTATACCAGAGAGTTTTGTGTATCATAAATATTCACCAGAAATAATAGCAAAAGTGATGCAAAGACAAAAGAAAATAATAGAAAAATCAAAAAACAATAGTAGAATAGATCCTAGATGTTTTATAGTAATGGATGATTGTATGGGGGATAAAAATTTATGGAAAAAAGATCCATTAATAGGAAAGACATTATTTAATGGTAGACATTATAAATTAACATTTATATTAACATTACAAGATGGAATAGCAATTCCACCAGATTTAAGAGCGAATTTTGATTATGTATTTTTATTAGCAAATGATCAATATAATGATATAAAAAGATTACATAATGCATATGCTGGAATGTTTCCATCATTTGAATCATTTAGACAAGTATTTACAGAATTAACAGCAGATTATGGTGCGATGGTAATAGTGAAAAGGGGCGCTAATAGATCATTTTCAGATAAGATTTTTTATTATAAAGCACCATTATTAAATTACAAATTATTGAATATAGGATGTAAACAAATGAAAATATTTAATAATAATAATATAAATCCTAATTGGAAAGAAAATAAGGATAATATTCAAATAAATGAATTTTTACTACAAAAGAAAAAAAATAAAGTACAAATAGAAAAATTAATTGGATGATTTATATAATTGTTTAAAACGTTCTAATTTATTAGTTAATGAATCATCTTGTAAAGTATTGTCAATTGGTGCTGGTTCAACTGAGTTAGGTTCAGTTTCAGTATTTGTAGGTATTAATGGATGTTCTATAAGATTGGATTTGTTTTTTTCATTAGATTGTTTTTCAGAAAGGATTTTTTTAAGTTTTTCACGTCTAGTTTTACCATCTTTAACTTCTGGTATAACTTTTAATTTATGTTTATGTTTTTTTGAGTTATCAATTAATGCATTTAATTGTTTCATAGTATCATCAATAGAAACTTCATCAGATAAAGCAGGAACAGGTTGAGGAATAGATTTAAGTACATTATCAATTGCATCTTTAGTTGATACAATATCAGAATCAATAACTTCATGTAATTTATTTTGTTTAGCAAGATCAATACGTTTATTAAATTGTTGTTTATCATGTTCATATTTTAAAGAAAGGCGACCAACAAATTCATTTAAAAGATTCATATCAGATTGATCCATATTTAATTTTTTTTTAAAATTAAGAGGGGTCCATTTACCAATTTCGCCAATGAAAATATTAAAATGATTATTATCAAATGATTGTAATTTTGATGATAATGAACTAGCTTGATCAAAAGTATCAGAAAATCCACGTAATTTAATATAATAATCAGGACAATTTTTAATAAATTCAGGAGTATAAACAGTAAAAATAAAATATTTTTGATTTTTAATTGGTGGATCAACCAATAAATTATCAGTATCTTTAAATAAGAATTCTTGAGAAGTTGAATTATCAGAATATAATTTATAAGTTGATGATTTTTTAGAAGTTGATTCAAGTCGTTTAACTTTATCATTATTCATGAGTTCATTTAATTTATCATTATCAGGATATTCAATAGATTCAATATTATCTTCAGATGGATATAAAGAAATTACTCTACCAAATATATTACCACAATAAATATCAAAATTAGATTCAAATTGTTTAAGTTTATTATAAGCTTTTTTTGCTTCATCATTGTTTTCAAAAAATCCACGACATTTAATACCAATTACATCACAATTATTCATAATAGAAGGATCGGGATGAATAATTGATAATAAACAATATGGACGAGTAGTATTAACAATATCATCAGTAATTTCTACACCAATCATTATAAAATATAAATACAAATAAATATTTATATTAAAACGAAGAATGAAATGGCCAATCCATATCTTGACAAATTTTTTCCCAAATTTTATCTTGTTCGCGTAATTTATCTTTACTTTTTAAAAGAGGAAAATAATGAGTATAAAAATTAAGATCAAGAATTTTAAATAATTTATGAATAATATAAGAATAATTTAATGAATTAAGACGAGATGCTGGACAATGTTTATCATGAGAAGATTGCATAGAAGTAAACATTGAACATAAAGTATCTTCAACATTACGATGTAAAGAAAATGGAGGTTTTCCAGTAATTTTACAATAAATTAATTCTAAATGTTCATAACAAGTAGTTAACTTAAATTCTTGAAGAATTTTTTTAATAATAGCACGATCACAAGAAGATACATCAATTTGTTGAGAATTTAAATAATTTAAAATAATATTAATAACATTATCAGGAATTTCAAAACTTTCTTTTGCTTGAAATTGATTTAGTTTCTCTTTAAAATGATTGAGCCGTTTATATGGATATTTTTGTTTATCACAAATAGAATCTTTAATATTTAATAATTCATTTTCAATAATAATATGTTCACTTTCAGCACAATTAGGACAAATATAATAACCATCAGTTTGAAAAAAGATTTTTTCAATATTACATTTTTTACAAATAATATTATGTTTTTTATTAGAAAGATCTGAAAAAGATTGTTTATCAATTAAAGTTAAATAAGTATTTTGCAATAAAGATTTATCATAAATATTATCAGATAAAGGAGTATTATTTATATTAATAAAATCAAAAATAGTTTTAGATTGTGGTTTAGGTGGAGCACGTTTTTTAACATTTTTTTTTAATTTTTTTTGTTTTTGGCTCATATTATTAAGATTCCGAATAACAAGATCATCATTATTAGATGATTGATGATTAACAATATCAGATAAATTAATAACAGATTCAGATTGTTGTGGAGTATTGTTATTAAAATAATTTAATAAAGTAAAACCAATTTTTGATAAATAATTAGTAATATCAACATGATTTTTAATATTATTAATGTCTTGTTGAAGATTAGTAATTTCTTGATTAAGTAATAATTTAGATTGAAGATAATTAGATGATTTTGGATTTAATTTATTTAATTGAACATATAAAGATGATAATTTTTTTTCTTTATCAGGTAACAAATTTAAATTGTTTATAAAAGAAGAAGTAATTTTTTCATGAAGTTCATCTATAGAAAAAATTTTATTTATATATTTAGGTTTATTAGATTTTTCTTTAAACATATATAATATAAATAATATATAAATAAATCTTTAACGTTTTTTTTGATAATATAATAAAATAATATAATATAATTTTTTTCTAAAGGATAATATATATGGCAGGAGGAGGTATAACATCATTATCAGCAAAAGGTGCACAAGATGCATATCTTACAGGTAATCCACAAATTACATTTTTTAAGTTAGTGTATCGTCGGCACACAAATTTTGCGATGGAACCAATTGAGATTTCAATGGATAGTGCTAAATTTGGAGGAAGATCAAATGTTCAAGTATTACGAAATGGAGATTTAGCAACAAATACATATCTACATGTTACATTACCAGAATTAGTTGCAACAAATTCAGCATTTGTTGGAAAATTAGCATGGGTTCGTAGATTAGGACATGCTTTGATTAAATCAGTTGAATTACAAATTGGAGGAGCACAAATTGACAAACAATATGGAATTTGGTTAGATGTATTTTATGAATTAACACACAAAGATGAACAAGTACGAGGATATGCGAAAATGATTGGAGATGTTCCAGAATTAACAACATTAGCATCATCAGTTCCAGCTGGATATCATTTATATGTACCATTACAATTTTGGTATTGTCGTAATTATGGATTAGCATTACCATTAATTGCATTACAATATCATGAAGTACGTATTTATTTTGAATTTGAAACACTTGAGAGATTAGTTGTATACACAAGAGGATCACCACAATTAACAACAGTTACATGTGGTACATCAACATGTGCATCAGTTACATGTGCACCAGTTACATGTTCAACACCATGTCCAACATCAAATTGTAATGAAATTTGTTTAGGTGTTGCGCCAACATTTGGATGTATTTCATTATGTAGTGCTGCAGTATTAATTGATTATGTCTATCTTGATTCTGAAGAACGCCGAAGATTTGCACAAGTTGGACATGAGTATTTAATGGAGCAATTACAATATCCAGGACCATCAACATTAACAGCGAATACTGGTTCTGCTGTAAGTTCACAATCACTTAAACTTGATTTTAATCATCCAACAAAGGAAGTAATTTGGTGTGCAACATTAGGAGCATTTAATTGCTGTGGAGGATGCACATCAACATTCCTTGCATATGATCCATTTTTATCAACACTTCCAGAACAAGAAAAATTTTTAAATAAAGTTGCTGCGAATCTTGTTAGTGGAATGTTAGTTCCACCACAATGTACATTAAGTGATGTAAATTCAAGTGACAATGTTAGTTCTGAAAATACATTAGCAGTATTACCTTGTTCATGTCCAGCATCAGCAAGTGATTATGAAGTTGTAACACTTGATACAGAAAATGCATACAAAACTGTATTATTTGCACCAACAACTGGAAAAACAAATACAATTACATTCCGATTTTTACTTGATGTTGAACCAACTGGAGAATCATCATCTCATCCAGATGTTACACAAGTACAAGTTGGATTAATTAAAGATGTATTAAAGATTGGAACAGTAAATCTTGCAGATTCATTAAGTGAAGTTACAGTTACAGTAAATGTAACAGATGTAACATGTGCAACATCAGATACACCAACATATAAGACATCATTTTCAATTACAGTTAATACACATACATTAAATATGAACAATGCATCAGTACCATTAAGTCAATGGACAGATAAACGATGCGATCGTGGTAAAATTAATGATGTTGCTGTATGCAATCCATTCAATTATGGACTTAATTTAGCAGGTGAAGGTTTATTTGTTGGACAAGCAAAGATTGTATTAAATGGAAATGATCGTTATAGTTCACTTCAAGGTGAATATCACAATTATGTTCAACCACATCAACATCACTCACATACACCAGTTGATGGTATTTTCCTATATTCATTTGCACTAAATCCAGAAGCACATCAACCATCAGGATCATGCAACTTTTCACGAATTGATACAGCACGTCTTGTATTTACAACTCGTGATAATCTTCGGTATACACCAGCAGGTGCTCTTATGACTGGATTAGTACCTCTTGATGTTTTTACCAATACAAGTTTCCACGTGTTTGCTGTAAATTACAACGTATTACGTATTATGAGCGGTATGGGAGGTGTGACATATTCGAATTGAT